GGATCGTGCGATGCGCCGGCAGCTGTCGAAGCTGGCCCAGCCGTACCCGCAGCCGTGACCGACCTTCACGTCGCACCGTGCTCGCATGAGGCGGCGAAGTTCGCCGTCCTGCGTTGGCACTACTCGCAGGCGATGCCGGCCGGCAAGCTCGTCAAGTACGGCGCCTGGGAAGACGGCCGCTACATCGGCTGCGTCATCTACGGCCGAGGGGCGAACAGCGACCTTGGCAAGCCGTACGGGCTTGATCAGACCGAAGCGTGCGAGCTTGTCCGTATCGCGCTGACCCGCCACGACACGCCGGTCAGCCAGATCGTCGCCCGCACCCTCAAGATGCTGAAGGCGTCGAACAGCCGCCTGCGTGCGGTGGTGTCGTTCGCCGACCCGGAGCAGTCGCACCACGGCGGGATCTACCAGGCGGGAAACTGGATCCACACCGGCCTGTCGCCCGCGTCCGACGAGTACCTGTTCCAAGGCAGACGGTGGCACGGCCGATCGGTGCGCGCCCACCTGAAGTCCCACGGGCTGCACGACGGCACCACGCTGCAACGGGCACGACGCCTGGACCCGAACGTGCAGCAGCTGTCCGGGTCACGGAAGCTGCGGTACGTGTACCCGCTGGACAGGCAGATGCGGCGCCGCCTCGCGACGCTCGCGCTGCCATACCCGCAACCTGCGGACGAAGGCTCAACGGTGAGCTGACCGGCTTCCGGCCGGTAGGTGCAGGTTCGATCCCTGCCGTCCGCTCTCACTCCCGTTTCACGATCGCGAACACGGTCATGTGGGACACGCCGACCTGTTCGGCGATCTCGCGCAGCGACATCCCGTCGACGTGGTAGGCCTCGCGGATCTTGTCGTCGCGTCGGCCGATGGCCTTCGTGACGTTCGCGGCGGCCCTGGCCAGTTCGCGTTCCATCATCGTGCTCATCATGCTGTCCTCTCTTCGTCGACAAGCCATCCGGTCGCCGGGTGACGGTCCCCGCCGAGCGTCGATCCGCAGCCGTCGCAACGATGCCACGAGAACCACGGCTCGTCGTCGTCGCCGTCGATCGTTCCCAACGTGACCGCCGGCGTTGTGGCCGGCGACTCGCCCGGCCAAGCTTCGGCAAGACGTTGCGCGGTGACCGTCAGCTGATCGACGTCTTCCGCGTTGTCGTCGACGCCGTTCGCGATGACGTAGACGCAGTCGACGCACAGTTCGATGTCGATAGGTGTCAGCGGCGTGTTCGCGTGCATCAGTTCACCTCCGGGCGGTCGATGACGACCGGCACCAGTTCGGGCAGGTCGATCCGCGCATCCGCGAACAGCACCTGCACGAACCCGTGCCGGTGCCGCCGATACGACGGCGCATCTTCGGGGCGGACGATCACACCGTCGACGGTCCAGTCGCCTCGGTCGTCGGCGACGTCGACGTGGCCGGCGTCGCCGGTCCAGCCGACGATACGGTCGCCGCGTTGCAGGTGGTGTGGCGGAACGATGTGCGTGGTCATGCGGTCACCTCCGGGTGTCGGCACGCCGGTAGGCCGGGTGCCCGATCGGCCACGACTCGTCGAGCGCGGCGTGCAGGTTCCGCGACCAGGCCGCCCACCGTGCATCGTCGACGTCAGCGGACGCTGTCTCGCGTGCGGTCGCAGCGATCTGCAGGAACCGCCGGACCCGTCCGTCGTTGTGCGTGACTACGGCGTTGACGCGCCGTTGCATGGCGTGTTCGACGATGGCGTCGCCGCAGGCCCGGTTGACGAGGTCGACGGCGTCGTCGCGTGTGATCGTGCTCATCGTTGCACCTCTTCGCTGTCGTCGGTCCAGACGACGATCTCGTAGCAGGCCTTGCAGTACAGGTCGCCGTACTCGTCATAGGTCGCCTGCGCGTTGCAGCAGGACGTCCGTTCGGTGGCCGTGTTCGCGGTGTGCATGGTGGACCTCCCGGTCAGTCGTGGATCCGTGCGAAGTTGTGTGCCAGAGAGTCAAGTTCGCCGGTACTGAGGTCGCAGGTGCAGCCCCAGTCGACAGCGCCCGGCGCCGCGATCGGGCACCGGCCGCAGACCCGGACGCCGCGCATCTGCAGTTCCGCCTCGACGGTGTGCAGCCGGTCGCGGAGCAGTTCGCGTGCGGCGTCGTCGGCCGAGGACACGTCGATCGAGTCGATGGCGACGATGGCGTTCTCCATTGCCTGCCAGGCGGCGGCGAGGGTGGCGTTCGTGGCGCGGATGTCGAGTTGCATGGTGTCTCCGGTCAGTGGTTGGGGCCGGCGGGGCAGCAGTCGGCGCAGTAGCCCATCGGGCAGTTGTCGTGCTGCTGTTCGATGTCGCAGGCGTTGCAGGTGGTGAGTGCGTTTGCGGTGTGGGTGGCGGCCATGTCATCTCCGTTTGCTGTAAGCGCATCGTACACTCAGACGCCACCTAGTGTCAACATTCGTTACAGGGGAGAGGGATGCCGCCCAAGGTTCCGCAGGCCAAGCGCGACGCGATCGCGGCACGCCGCACCCAAGTCGCCACCCTCCGGCTCGCCCACCTCGACCAGCGCGAGATCGCCGCACGCCTCGACGTGTCCGTCGGCACCGTCAACAGCGACCTCCAAGCCATCCGCAAGGAATGGGCCGAACGTCGCGACACGTCCTACGACGACTGGCTCGCCGAAGAACTCGCCAAGCTCGACCGGCTCGAACGATCCCTGCTCCCGCTCGCACTCCAAGGCGCAGCACCCGTCGCCGACCGGATCCTCGCGATCATGGACCGCCGGGCACGCATGATGGGACTGGACAAGCCGGCCAAGGCAGAGGTGACCGTCAATGCCCGCAGCGAGCTTGACGCAGAGATCGCCGACCTCCTCGACAAGCTCGACAGCCCGCCTGTTAGCGAAAGGGCCGTCGGCGGTAGCGAAGCTCGCTAGCCGCCGCCGCTGGCAGTCCGCCGCCCACCTCGACCTGCTCAACGACCGGCTCGTCGACATCGCCGCCGGACGGCTCGACCGCCTGATGGTGTTCATGCCGCCACGGCACGGCAAGTCCGAGATCGTGTCCCGCTACACGCCCGCCTGGTACCTGTCCATGTTCCCTGACCGGCAGGTCATGCTGGCCTCCTACGAAGCCGACTTCGCCGCGTCGTGGGGCCGGAAGGCCCGCGACGTCCTCGAGGAGTGGGGGCCGGCGTTCCACGTCCAGGTGCGGCAGGACTCGCACGCCGCGAACCGCTGGCAGATCGCCGGCCGTGAGGGCGGGATGGTCACCGCCGGGGTCGGCGGCCCGATCACCGGCCGAGGCGCACACCTGCTGGTCGTCGACGACCCGGTGAAGAACGCCGAAGACGCGATGTCGCAGGTGAAGCGTGACAAGGCGTGGGAGTGGTGGCAGTCCACCGCGATGACCCGCCTCGAACCTGCAGGTGCTGCCGTGGTGGTGCAGACCCGTTGGCACGCCGACGACCTGGCCGGACGGATCCTCGAACACGAACCCGACCGGTGGACGGTGATCAACCTCCCCGCCCTCGCCGAAGACGACGCCCCGCTCGGCCGGCAGCCCGGCGATCCGCTGTGGCCCGACCGGTACGACCTCGACGCGCTCGAACAGATCCGTGAAGGGGCCGGCCAGTTCTGGTGGTCGGCGCTGTACCAGCAGCGGCCGGTGCCGCGTGAGGGCGGGCTGTTCGCCCGCCACTGGTTCGACACCGTCGACGCGGTCCCGGCCGACGCGAAACGTGCCCGCTACTGGGACCTCGCCGCCACGTCGCAGTCAGGCTCGAACGACCCGGACTGGACGGTCGGCCTCAAGCTCGCCTGGCACGCCGGCATCTTCTACGTCGAGGACGTCGTCCGTCTGCGTGGCACCCCGGCCGAGGTGGAACGCGCGATCACCCACACGGCACGGGACGACGGGGCACGCTGCCGGCAGGTCGTCGAGCAGGAACCCGGCTCGTCCGGCAAGGCGATGGTGGCCTACTACGTCCGCCAGCTGTCCGGCCTTCCCGTCACGGGGTGGCGGCCGTCCGGCCCGAAAGAGGTCCGCGCCGACCCGGTCGCGTCACAGGCCGAAGCCGGGAACGTGAAGCTGGCCGACCGGCCGTGGCGTGCCGAACTGCTCGACGAGCTTGAGATGTTCCCGCTCGGCAGCCACGACGACCAGGTCGACGCGCTGTCCGGCGCGTTCCACAACCTGACCGAACCGCCCTCGAACAAGCTGGCCCGCACGGTCCATTCGGCCGGACGCGGGCAGATCTCTAGGAGGTCCGCGAGTGCCTGATGACCTCCGACATGCGCTCCGTCTCCTCGACCAGAAGCGCAAGGGCGAGTTCGACCTGCGCCTGGCCGGCTACGACGAGCTTCGCGACTACGAGCGCGGCATCCAGCCGATCATGTTCG